TTACATTCACATAAATGATTTTTGGAAGCTTGTTTAACCACGTTTCCCGCACCTGCGGCTGCAGCTAAACCGGCCGTCCCCAACGGTGTAGTACCTAAAATCACAGGAGCGCTCACCCCTACCAATGCGGCGCTTCCAATCGTCGAAATCGAACCCCCTTTCATATTTTTTTTCTTTTTACGATTATATTTATTTTTTCTATATCTTTTAGTTATTCTATATCCTTTTGTTTTTCTATATCTTTTGGTTTTATTATATATTTTTCGCATTTTATAATTATATATATATATATATATTTTACGATAAATAATAAATTTTAAAATATATATTATTTATAATGAGTAAAGATACGATTAAGAAATGTAATAATTGTCGTTTAGAGAATGAATTAAATACTGAAGAAATTCCTTTTTGGTCTAAAAAGAACGAAAATTATTCTCCTTATCCGAAAATGGTCACTTGTGATCCTAATTATAGTTTAAAAAATGAAAGTTTAAAAGATATTTTACCCGATTTAGATGAAAATTCATTAGAAGCTCATTTAACATTAGGTTCCGATAATAGTAATAAATATATTTTTTATTGGGCGGCTAATTCACAAAAAGATATTCATGATATTTTAGGTCCCAAAGAAGCTTATGGTGAATATGAAAATCATGGTTTATTAAAGTGTGATGATAAAGGTGAAGTAATTTTAAAATTTAATCCTCCACAACCTTATAAAGAAAATTCTAAAACAAATCCTAAACATATTCATTATATTTTAGAGAGTAGTGATCAGACTTGGTTGCCTTTAAAAACAATTCGAATTATTCAAAGTGTTTCATTGGAATATTTAGATGAAAGGATAAAATTAAAAGATATGATAATTTTAAACGCTTTACCTGAAAAATATTATAAAAAGAATAAAATACCCGGTTCTTATAATTTACCAACTGAAACATTAGATAAATATACAAAAGAAACTAAATGTAAAAAAATAAAAAGCTTAATTAAATCAATTTTAGAACATTATCCAAAAATTGAAAGTTTAGTGAATGATAAAAAATTATTATTAGAAGATATTCCTATCCTTACTTATTGTGCGAATAGTAAATGTGATGCTTCTCATAAATTAATAGATCATCTTTATGAATGTAATTTTAATAATACACAAGAATTTAAAGAAGGTATTGAAGGATATAATAAAAATAGATCTTTTTTTTCAGATGATATAGAAGAAGATAAAAGTGAAAGTGAAAGTGAAAGTGAAAGTGAAAGTGAAAGTGATGAAGATACAGATACAGATACAGATACAGATGATGAGGAAGATTATATTGATATAATACATAAGGGTGTAGAATATTCATATTTAGATGGTATACTTTATGATGAAAGTTTAAATCCTATAGGTGAAGCGACTGTTAAGAATGGTAAAATTATTAAAATGGATGAAAAATGTCAAGAATATCATAAAGAAATAAGTGGAGAAAAGGAAGAAGAAGAAGATACAGATGAAGATGAAAAAGAAGAAGATGAAAAAGAAGAAGAAGAAAAAGAAGATACAGAATCAGATGAAGAAGCTAGTTATGATGAAGAAAGTATTAGTAAAATTAAAGGAGGTAAAGGTTCATTAAGAAATATTTTAAAAAATATTGCAAATAGGAAAAAAAATAGTTATAATTATGGTAATATTAAAAACATGAAAAAAGATAAGTTAGTAGAAATAGCTTTAACATGTCAAGGAAAGAGAGTATGTAGTAAAAAAAGCGATTATAAATTTAAAACAGATGATGAAATAGAAAATATGAATGAAAAAGAATTAAGAGAATTATTAAATAGTATGATAAATCGTGAACCAGGGACATTTAAATATTCTGAAAGTAGTTGGACTAGAAATAAATTAATACATTTTATATTAACATGTCAGGGTTCATCAAAACCTAGTGAAATTGGAAGAACTTCATTTGTTGGTGGTGGTTGGTCTTTATAAATTTATTAAACAAATGTTTTTTCATACTTATTAAATAAAAATTCAAAACGTTTATTACTTAAATGCTTAAATGTTTCACTAAACTGATAATATTGTTCTCTTCTTAATACTAGCTTAGGATCTTGATTATTCCATTCAACTAAACCACCATAATAATCTAAAAATTCTTCTTTAGTAAACCATTCATCGTCATAAGGATCATATCTATATTCTACATTTGGAATATTTAATTCTAAATCATTAAAAGATACATCTTTATTATTTTTAAAATTTATATCATCGGGTGGATCTCTTTCTAATAAATTTTCCCAACCGCATAATGGTTCAAAATTAATATCAAGAGGAATTCCTTCCGGATAAGTTTCCGTTTGATTTTCTTCTTCTATTTCTTCATTAGTTAAATCAATATGAGAAGGAATATCTAATAAAGACATTGTTTGTAATTCATTAATATCAAGAGGAGGATTTAATTTATTCCATTGTCGCCGGCTATGTGTTTGCTTTTCATTTGGACAATTAATTAAATCAATATAATCTGTTATCATATTTTCATAAATGCGATATATTGTTAGATTATTATTATTTTTGATTATACATCTAAGATCACAAAAATTTTCTGTTGTAATATTAGAATTTTGAATATCATCTACGTGAAAACAATCATTTGTTTTATTCCATACGAATTGATTATTTAAAAGAGTTAATACATAAATATCATATGTATTATTTAGATTTTTCATCTTTCTATAAATAAAATTATCTGTAAAAATAGCTTGATCATCTGAATAGTATTCAATAGAGAATTTTTCGAGTTGTCCTGTATTCATAATTATTTATTATTTTTATACTAAATAATCTTTAAATTAATTATCATCATTGGTTTCAGGATCAGGATCTGGGGGGTCACATTTATTAAGTTCTTCTAAAGTTGTATTTTCAGGGACAACGCATTTACCTGCAAACATTGCTAAACGTGGATGTAGTTCTCCTAAGGGTGAATGCCAGCATTTATAAATATCATCATCCCAATATTCATTACTAAATCCCCATCCTTTACCATCTGAATTCTTTTTAATATATTTTTGTGTTCTTACCCAACCAGAATTACAATGATCATTTTTACCATCTGTTACTTTTAAACAATCACAAAAATCGGGTTTATCATCACAACACCGACCACCTTTAATAAAATCATCTGCTGTACACTTATCACCCGAACAAACATCTGTTTCTTTATATGTTTTATCATAACCACAGTCACATTTAAATCCAGTAGCTTCGCTACATTTTTGAGGACTAACACATGGAAAAACTTGATCTATATTAGATGAATCTAATATTTTAATATTCTCTCTCGAAACTTCTCCTTTTAATTTACCTTCTGGACAATTATAATCAGGTATTCCGGTTTCTTTATCAAAATTTTTAGGAAATGTATATGTAATATTATTATCACTTGTTATAGTTCCTCCAACTTTTAATTTTTCTGATAATTCTTGTTTTTTAAATTTTTTTTTAGAGGCATTTCCATCTGTAAATTTTATATCATCAAATCCTTCTAATGAAAACATACAAAAAGCTAATAAACCTGTAACTACTAATAACATATTACGTGTTTTTAATGACTTCTGAGTAAAAGCGAAATAAATTAATCCAATAATTAAAAGTATTTTGATAGTATTCATTATATTATGAATATTATATTAAAAAAATAATAAAATAAATAAAAAATATTATTCATCATCATCAGTATCATCATCATTCCTCATCTTTTTTACATCTATTTTCATAAATCCAAGGTAAAAGACCATATGCTGCATCGTCACATTTTTTACCACCATTTCCTAAAGATCCCCCTAAAAAGCCAGATCCACATTTATCTTTAGGACATGGTGCTTTACAGCATTGTCCGTCATATTTAAAATCTTCTTCATTGCATTCTGAACCTTTACATCTTTTATTTTTCTGTAATTCATTATGTATCGGACATTTTAATTTACTATCGGCTAATCCACATTCTTTTTTTTGTTCTATTTTTATACATTTAAATAATGAAGAAATATCAGTAGCTTCAGTTATAGTGTCTTTTACACCATCTTTCAAAGAAACACTCCCTTCATCAATGCCATTTATTTTACAAGTAATATTATTTTCATCTAAATCATCGCTGGTACTGAAAGTAAATATATTCATATCACTACCTTTAACATTCAATTTTTCTCCATTTTTAGTGACTTCTTTATTTTTTCCTACTGGATCGCCTTCTTTACCAAATACTGTTTCAAAATCATCTTTCTTTACAGAAAATCCTTCTAATGAAAACATACAAAAAGCTAATAAACCAGTAACTACTAATAACATATTACGTGTTTTTAATGACTTCTGAGTAAAAGCGAAATAAACCAATCCAATAATTAAAAGTATTTTAATAATATTCATTATATTATGAATATTATATAAAATAAAATAATTAATAATTAATAAATATTTAATTTAAAATTTTTGTAGTGAATTTTGAACACGTTTCATATTCATGTTACAACTATTCACTAAATATTGATAAATGGCTTCGCTATCATATACAGTTTTACTAATTGGTAAATTTTCTAAATCTATTTTACCATCAAAAGCTTTAAATAATCCTCTTGATGCAAGATATTTATTTTTAAATTCTTCGGGTATATTTATATTTTCATCAGAATTTATAAGATTTTCAATAGATTTATATTTATGAATAAATTTCATTGCTCTAACAGGTCCTACTTTTGGAATAGTTGGACAATAGTCACAACCACATAAGATACACATATCAATAAATTCATCATGATTCATTTTAAAATCTATTAAAATCTTTTGAAAATTAAATACTGTAACTATATCGGGTCTTTTAATACTTTTGTCAATACAAGTTCTAAATAATTGTGGGCATCCATAAGATAATGTATCCATATCTTCAGTCATTACAGCATCAACAAATCCTAATCTACATAGTTCAGAAGCATAAGCTTCTGCTTCACCGTTAGCATGAATATAAGATACACCCATTAGAGAAAACATATGTTTAAGATCGTCAATATATTCTTTTTTTATACGAATAGTTCCTTTTTCTAATGATTTCTTTTCTTCTGGATTTTCTGTATTTTCCATTTTTTCTTTGCATTCATTTACTTTCTTATTTCTTTCTTTAAGGCAATCATTCTTTTCTTCAGGAGGCTTTCCATCAAAGATATAAATAGGTGTAATACCAAAAGTTAAAAGCTGATTTGTTTTATAATATAAGCCTTGTATATGACTTACAACTTTTCCTTCACTATTCCTTAGATAATCACCTTTTGATCTTACATTCATTAAACTTTTATAGAGGAATATGCTAGTGTCAATGGCTATTCGTTTACCTTGCATTGTGTATAGAGCCTTATGCTCGATAGATTTAGGCGAATTCTTTTTCACTAGTTGGGTTAATCCTTTGATACCCATTGTGATTAAGATATATTTAATTATATAATTTTAAATAATAATTCAAATTTTTATAATTTAAATTATATAAAATGGATCATTTTATTAACTATTATCAAAAAGATTCTACTATATATAGAGGAACAAACGACACCTCAAAAGTAGGATATTGGTTTACTGATAATATAAAAACGGCATGTAAATATTCAGAAGGTAAGGGTGGTATAGAAATATATAAAGTGAAAGATTATCTTAAATTAATTAATATTGATAAAATCAATCCTAAAAATTTAAGTAATGAAAAAAATATTAAGATATCAAATAGCAAAGAAATTATATTATATTCATTAAGGGAATTATTTAGTATATTATTTGGTAAAGGATTAAAAAAAACAAATATTAAAAATAAATCAGACATTGAAGAATTAAGGAAATTAAGTAATAAATTTAATAATACTCAACATGGAAAATATTTTAAATTAATAAATTTTATAAATGATTATGATATTAACAAATATAATGAAAAATTTAATAAAGAAATATCTCAAGAAAAAAGTTATAGATCTAAGCATACACGGATTAATGATTTTGTAAGATTATCTCAAACATATTTAGATAAGTTGTTTGTTAAACAACTGAAAAAACAATATCCAAATACGGATGGTTTTATATCTTCGGCTATACCGCGCCAAATTCCGTCTACCTACGCAAGCTCTATGTACGCGCAACCATTTGAGATAGCCCTAAATAATTTAACAAAAATAAAACTAGTCGGTATAATTTATGATTATACTATTTTTTGTAAAATATTTAATATGTCCGAAGAGAATATAAAAGGACACAAAAAGCGTAAAACTAAAAGAAGAAGTAGATCTACAAAGAGAAAATAAGTTTAAAAAAATCATAAAAGATAAAATATTATTATATGTCATTTGAAACTATTACTCGTAAATTATTAGATTCAGTAAAAAAAGAAATAAAAAAAGAAGAACATATAAATACAATTAACAATGATATTATTAAACCTATTGTTGATAAAGTCTTGGAACAATTATATCCTTATTTTTTTTGTTTTAGTGTAATTATTATATTTATTGTTATTTCTGTATTTGTCATTTTATGTTTAAATGTTAAAATTTGTTATTTTTAAAATTTACTTAAAATTAAGAATTTATATTATAAATATATTATATAATGCAAATTTTCGTAAAAACTTTAACTGGAAAAACTATTACTCTTGAAGTAGAAGGAACAGATAGTATTGAAAATGTGAAAGCTAAAGTTCAGGATAAAGAGGGGATCCCTCCTGATCAACAGAGACTTATCTATGCGGGAAAACAATTAGAAGATGGTAGAACTCTTTCTGATTATAATATTCAAAAAGAATCAACTTTACATCTTGTACTACGCCTAAGATAAATTTATTTTTATTAATTAAAA